AAACGCTGTACTTCAACAGCACAACCGGTGTGATGAATGTCTACACAGGAACCATCTGGGTAGCGGCTTATGTCTCTGGCACAGACTTTCTTGCCAAAGCAAACAATCTATCTGACCTGACGAATGCAGGCACAGCCAGAACAAACCTTGGTGGCACGACAGTCGGTATCGGCGTGTTCACTGCGGCAACAGTAGCAGCAGCACAGCAGGCGATGGATGTTGAGGTAGGCGTTGACGTACAGGCGTATGACGTTGACACCGCCAAGACCGATGTAACGCAGACATTCACTAGGGCGCAGCGTGGTGGAGTCACAGCGCTGACTGATGGCGCTACGATTACACCTGACTTCGCTGTGTCGAATAACTTCAGCGTCACGCTGGGCGGTAACCGTACACTGGCGAATCCAAGTAATCAGACAGCAGGTCAGTCAGGCGCAATCACCATCACCCAAGACGGAACTGGTTCGAGGACGCTGGCCTACGGCAGCAACTGGAAGTTCAGCAATGGCACAGCGCCGACGCTGACGACGACAGCCAGCGCCGTAGACGTTCTGGTTTATTTCGTTGAGAGCAGCAGCCGCATCACTGCTCGCCTTGTGAGCGATGTCAAATGATTGACGCACTGCCATTGCTGCTTGGCCCCGAGGGCTACCAGATCAGCCGTTCCGTACGGCTGCGGTCGAGTGCGTCTGCTTATTTCAGCAGGACACCTGCGAGTGCTGGGAATAGGCGTACATGGACTTGGAGTGGGTGGGTAAAACGAGGAAGTTTGGGTGGCAATCTCACTCTTTTTTCTTGTGGTAGTGGAAGTGCTATTGACACAAATTGGCTAGGATTTTTAACTGGCGATGCACTTGCATACTCAATAAATGATGGCACTTATTTTTTGCAAACAACGCAAGTATTTCGCGACCCATCTGCTTGGTATCACATTATTCTTGCAACAGACACAACTCAAGCAACAGCGTCAAACAGGGCAAAACTTTACGTCAACGGAATTCAGATAACTGCTTTTGCAACTGCAACATACCCTGTTCAAAATCTCCAGCAAGTAATCAATGCAGCAAATCTTACTGTAATCGGCGCAAAGTACAGAACCGCTGTTCAGGATTACTTCGATGGATACATTACCGAAGTTAATTTTATAGACGGTCAGCAACTTACGCCTTCGTCATTCGGTGAAACCGATGTGCTGACTGGCGTATGGAAGCCGAAGAAGTACACAGGCACATACGGCACTAACGGCTTTTATCTGAACTTCTCCGACAACAGCGCGGCTACTGCTGCTGCTATCGGCAAGGACTATTCAGGCAACGGCAACAACTGGACACCGAACAACATCAGCGTGACTGCTGGTGTGACGTATGACTCCATGCTGGATGTGCCAACGCAGTGGGCTGATGGCGGGAATGGGCGGGGGAATTATGCGGTAATGAATCCGGTCAGCAATCTTTCAACCAACTCAAGTCTTTCAAACGGCAACCTGCAAGTTTTGACGGTTTCGTCTGGCGACTGTTCGATCCCTGCAACTATTGGCATGCAAGGGTCTGGAAAATATTACGCCGAGTTTGTTTGGACAGCCAGCGGGACTAATGCTTTGCTCGGGATTATCCCAGCCATTTATGCGTCAGGCACTGCGCCCGGATACAACGCAAACTCTGTAAGTTACAGGAGTGATGGACTATTAAGAAACGCTGGCAGTTCAACAACATCGTGGGGAGCGACTTGGGCGCAGAACGATGTTATGGCGATTGCCTTTGATGCTGGCGCTGGAACTGTCGAGTTCTACAAGAACAATGTCAAGCAAGGTTCTACGCTTACGGGATTTACTACTGACACCTACTTTTTTGCGGTAGGTGATGACGCTGGAGCTGCATCTGCAACGTGGGTTGCCAACTTCGGCCAGCGCCCCTTCGCCTACACACCACCAACAGGCTTCAAAGCATTAAACACGCTGAACCTGCCAGCGCCGACTATCCTGAAGGGCAATCAGTACATGAATGCCAACATTTGGACAGGTGATGGCTCAAGCAATCGGGCGATTACAGGTGTTGGATTTCAACCTGATTTTACTTGGATAAAAATTAGAAATTTAGCTTTTTTCCACAGGCTTACAGATAGCATTAGGGGTGCTACAAAAGAGCTTTACTCTAACGCTACGGATGCAGAGTTTACACAAAGCCAAGGGTTGCTATCTTTTGATTCTGATGGTTTTACAATCGGAACTTCGACAAGCTATAACGGATCAGGAAATACTTATGTAGGATGGAGTTGGAAAGAAGGCGCAACGCAGGGCTTCGACATTGTGACTTATACGGGGAATGGCGCAAACAGGACTATTGCACACAACCTTGGTGTTGCGCCAAGCATGATGATTGTAAAAGGCCGAAGCGGCACTGGCCGCAACTGGGCGGTCTATCACAAGAACCTGACATCTGCTGGCTACGTTATTTATCTAAACCTCACAAATGCTCAAGCGGTAAATGCGTCCGCGTGGAACAGCACTGCGCCGACATCTTCTGTTTTCTCTGTTGGAACCGACACCGACGAAAACGCCAACGGAGAGACATTCGTCGCCTACCTATTCAGCGAAGTCGCAGGTTTCAGCAAAGCGTTCTCGTATACAGGTAACGGCAGTGCTGACGGACCTTTTGTGTTTTTAGGATTCAGGCCGCGTTTCATTATGTTAAAACGTACTGATGCCACATCCAACTGGTTGATGATTGACACAGAGAGAAGCACTTACAACCAGACCAATCAGGTTTTGTTGCCGAACAGTTCAGCAGCAGAAGCAACTGGTGCTGGGTACGGTGCGTATGATTTCCTGTCGAATGGCTTTAAGCCTAGAAACGTAGTTGCAAACGAAACTAACGTAAGCGGCGGGACGTACATCGGATTTGCGTGGGCCGAAGTGCCATTTAAAAATTCTCTTGCAAGGTGATGACCATGTTCCTTTTAAACGGAGTCGCACTCCCCCTCGACACACCATTCAAGGATGCCGATGGCAACAGCTACCCAGCCAACTGGCTGCGGCTGACCACGATCCATGAGAAGAATGCTATCGGTATTACCGAAGTGCCTGACCCAGAACCAGAGGTGCCAAGTGAATGATTGGCTGACTAACCTCGGTGTCGGTATCGCTGCTGCTGGCGCTGGTGCATACGGTATGTACCAGAAGATCATGGCCGACAGCCGTAACAACAAGGCTGCTGATGCTACTGACGCTGCTTGGCAGCAGGTGATCGCTACCCTGCGCGAGGAAGTCACACGCCTGTCAGAGCGGCTGGCTGCGGTCGAGGAGCAGAACCGGAAGTGCGAGGAAGCGAATGATGCCCTGCGCGAGGAGCTGATCCAGATGAAGAAGCAACTGCACCTGTTCTGATATGTGGACCCGCTAACCCTACTTGCTGCTGCTAACGCTGCTGTCGCTGCCGTCAAGAAAGGCTGCCAGCTTTACAAGGACATCAAAGGCGCAGCGGGTGAGGTTAAGGATGTACTGGATGATCTGAAAAAGCAGTTTGGGAAGATCAAGGACCCGACTCCGGCACAGAAGATTCAGTACAACGAGGAGGTGCAGCGGGTGCAGGCGATCGGCAAGGCCGATCCAAATGATGTCTTCATCCAGATTGGTAACGATCTGGGTGCGCTGATGGACGAGTACGACAAGATCGGCAAGGTGTTTATTCAGCAGGAGGCCGAGGCGAAGACGGTGTACACAGGCGATCAGTCTATTGGAAAGCGGGCGCTGGCGAGGGTCATCATCAAGTCACGGCTGGATGCCATGCTGGCAGAGCTGCGGGAAACGATGGTCTACAAAGCGCCGCCAGAACTTGGCGCACTGTGGACAAAGTACGAGGCAATGTGGAAACAGATTGTCATTGAGCAGGACGAGGCGCACAAGCGAGAGACAGCACGGTTACAGACTGAGGCGCTAAGAAGGCAGCGGGCTTTGAGGATTAGGAAGGAATACGCATCATGGTTTGGCGCAATCCTTTTCGTCGTGGCGTGGCTCCTCGCCGTGCTGCTTCTAATTCGGGACAGTCAGACGTATCGTTCGCTATCGTATTATGTGTTTTAGTTATGGCGCTGACGTTTGTCATTGTTATCCCGCTGATGGGGATAATGTACATGGACATGAACAATGCTATGAATGCGGCGGTATATGAGGCCAAGAAGATGCGAGAACTACGCAAGCAGATTATCAACGAAATGAGGGAGGACAAATGATAACTGAAGCCCAACTGAAACAGCTGCTACCACGCAACCCCCATGTTTCTTACTGGCATCACGCGCTCTCGCAGCTGCTGCCCGACTACGACATCAATACTCCAAAGCGGGTCGCCGCCTTCATTGCCCAATGCGCTCATGAATCTGGTGGCTTTACTGCGCTAAAAGAAAACCTGAACTACAAAGCCGCCACCCTCCGCAAGATCTGGCCAAAGTATTTCCCGACCGACGCCATTGCCAACGACTACGCCAGCCGCTTGCACAAGCAGATGCACATTGCAAACCGTGCCTATGCCAACCGCATGGGCAACGGCGACGAGGCCAGCGGCGATGGCTGGAAGTTCTGCGGTCGCGGCTTGATCCAGTTGACCGGCCGCAATAATTACCAGGCGTTTGCCGACTCGCTCGAGATGAGCATTGAGGATGTGCCTGAGTACCTTTCTTGCTTCGAAGGAGCATGTCAGAGTGCGTGCTGGTTTTGGGAGTCAAACAACCTGAACCGCTTTGCAGACAAGGGTGACATCAAGGGTTTGACCCGTGCGATCAATGGTGGATTCTTGGGGCTTGAGGATAGGATCAAGCACTACGAGCACGCACTGCATGTCCTGGGAGGCCACTAATGCGGTGGCTTTTAATCCTGCTGGCGCTGGCTGGGTGCGAACAAAGCTACAGGTATCCATGCCAAAACCCTGACAATTGGCAAACCAAGGAATGCCAGAAGCCACTGTGCGAAGTTAACCAGGCTTGCCCTGACCATGTATTTGCAGACCAGAAGCGCATGGAACCATATCTGAAAGACCAGACGCCAGTGACAGAAACCAAAGAGACAGACAAAGGGGGGAAGAATGACTGTGCTAAATAAACTCGCTAGCCGGCTGATCGATGAAGGCAGGGTGTACTCAACCGACGAGCTGATGGCCAGGCTCAAGGTCTTTATCGGTGTCTGCCTGACGCTGACCCTGATGGGCATCATCTTCACGATCCTGTACTCGGTCATCTTTGTGACCCAGCCGCTCAAAGGTATCAGCCCAATCGACCAGAAATTTTTTGAGGTGATTATTCCGGTGGCCTCGTTCCTCTGTGGCATCTTGTCCGGCATCATGTTGAACGGCACGAATGCTGGCGAGATGGATGCCATGAAGACCACTATGGCTGCCTTCAAGGATACGTCAGCGCAGGCCGGCAAGCTGCCGACGCCGGCGCCAGACGCCATGCCTGCAGCGCCCATCAAGCGCGAGCCGGTTGCCGATGTTCCTGTGCAGCCGGTGACTACCGCAGCCGGTGGCAAGCTCGCCCCGCCGCCGGCGCCGGAACCTGAGATGTCAGAACCCAGCCCATCAGCCCGACCATAAAGGAAATCATCATGAAGAAACTGATTGCACTTATTGCGCTTGTCCCTGTGCTTGCCTTTGCCGGCGGCGAAATGAAAGAAGTCTGCCGCATGGAAAAAGATAAGGCAGGCAAAGAAAAGAAAGTCTGCAAAACCATCAAGGTACATAAGAAGCTGGAAGGCACCAAAGTACCGGAGAAGAAATGAATCCTTGGCTGATCCTTGGTTTTGTCCTGGCGGTGGCCGCAGCTGGCGGTGCTGGTTTGTACAAGGGCCACGACCTGGGCATGGCCGAGGTGCAGCAGAAATGGGATCGGGAGCGTGCAGCACAGGAAGCAGAGCACGCTGCCGCCCAGGCTGCAGCCCGCGAAAAAGAGCAGGCACTGCAGGCAAATGCTGATCAGTTACGAAAGGAGAAAGACCGTGAGATACGCGACCTTAGTGCTCGCACTGCCGCTCTTACTAACAGCCTGCGCGACAGGGCGGCCCGCCCCACCGCCGAAGCCGGTGCCGTGTCCAGTACCGCCGGCGCTGGATGCGCCCCCGCCAGCTGTACTGGAGCAGGACTTTCTCGAGAGGATGCGGAATTTCTTGCAAGGGAGGCTGCCCGAGCAGATGAGCTCCGCGCCAGCCTCAAACAGTGCATCGCCCAATACCAAGCAATAAAGCAATAGGTACGCTGGCCGGAGCGGGCGACCTCCTTCGCGCCAAACCGTCCGGCCAGTTTCCCCGACTACTCGTCGGGGTTTTTTTCTAGCGTTGCACCCAGCGCTTTGAGCCGCTTGCTGTAGGCAGCCGTATGCCGCAGCCGGCTAACCGCGTCGATCTGCTCGATGGTTTCAGCGTTGACGTTTCTCAACTCTTTCAAGATTGTCATTCGCTCCCTGGCGGGGCGCTTGCCGGCACGCGCAGTCTTGTCTGCCATCTCCTCATAGGCATTCGACCAGGTTTCAAGATCCGGCCAAACGCTGTTGAGTAATACGGGCATTGGGGCGCCCTCTGGACGCTCGGCCTTGAGATTTGGAACCAGCAAAGGGTATTGGTCTACCACAACAGATTCGGCAGCCGGTTCTGCAGATTCTGCAGGATCGTTCTGCAGCTCGACATCGATCAGCTCAACCTCGTCGGTGATGGGCTCAGAATCAATGGCTGACGGCGCCGGCGGTGCGATGGCATCCAGCGGGTTGGCCGGCCTGGCTGGCGTAACATCACGCTCCCTGGGCTTCGCTTCCTCTGGATAGTCGGCTGCCTCTTCAGCTGTGATGAGCCCCTTTAGTACATCAGGGAAGGCGTCGCGCAGCGCAAAGCCTCGAGCTCGCATTTGCATCATGCGCTTTGGGTATGCCTGCCACGGTCCCTGCTTTCCCCACAGGCCAGCACGCTTGGCATCCTCAACGCTGAATTTGGCAATCACTGGCTTGCGGTTGCGGCGCTTGGCCACGCAGACGGCGACCGGGTTCGGCGTGCCTTCACCCTCGAAGTATTCTTCGATGTCTTCGCAGACGGGGCTGGCCTGCACCAGGGCCATCATGGCGTCACCGTACACGCTAGGCTTGCCGTTGATTACCGCGATGTTCTGCAGCGCCTGCATGGGCGCCAGGCCGAGCTCGTGGCCCCACTGCATGGCGACCAGAATGTCCTGCGGTTTGCCGCCGTACTGCTTTGGGATCAGGCTGGACGACGCGAGCTCCTCGGCAAACTGGCGAGCTTCAGAAAAGGTGGCGGGCGCAAAGCCTTGCCGGTTAGTTGTAGTCAGTTGCATCATTTCCCCCTGGTACGAATGCTTGAATTGTGTAAAGGATCAGCGCGGTAAAGCTCGTGACGATCTCCTCGGCTTGCTCTTCTGTTGCGGTCGGAACCGCATTAAGCAAGGCGACGACAGCTCGATCATGAGCCTGCTCAATGTTGGTTAGTTCGCGCTCAGTCATGACAGATCCTTGATCGATAGAGTTGACTGCCGGATACTGTATGCATCTTTGGCAGGCGTGACCCGCTGGGGTGCCGCTTTGTAATGGCGCATGGGCCAGCGGATCTCCCAGCTGCCGGCCTTTGCCTTGGCCGCGTCACCCATCATTGCCTTGAGCTCAGTCTCTGCCTCAGCTCGTTTGTTTTCTGCCTCTTCAATGTCTGCCTTGGCCGCGATGATTTGACGCACCAACTGGTCTGCCCGCTCCGGCAGGTGCGCGGTGCGCGACTCGTCGGCTGCCGGGTACATGCGGTCGGCATCCTTGCTGGTGGCCGGCGCATAGAAGTCGATCTCGCCTGTGGCTTTGAACTTCTCAAGCCGGTGCTGGAACTCGAGCACGGCCGCCTTGATGGTGGCCAGTGTCTGTGCGTGCGGCGCGAACAGGAAGATCCGCAAGGTAGTTCCTTGGTACAACACGGCCAGCGCTCCCCACTTGGCCTGCATAATGTCCATCTGTGCCTGCAGCTGGACAGGGCCACGGTACAGGGCCGGCTGATCCTCAGGTGCGGTGGCTGTTAGTTTGGCCTCGAGCACGCCCATGCCGGCCAGCTCGATCTTGTCCGAGCCAATGACATAGATGCCTGCATCTGTATCGGTGCTGATGATCTGCCCGGCGCCATCGGCGCAACCATCCAGGCTGCAGGCGAGCGGCAGGGTGTCGTGATAGAACGCTTTCGGGAACTCAGTCTTCAGATCCTGCAGCTGCAGACGCTTGGCCGTTTCGCGCAGGATAGTTTCCTCGAGTCTGTCGCCCCAGGCCATTGCTTCGTTTTGAGCGAATGCCTGGTCTTCGCCTTTGATGGCCGCGATGCTGGCCTGTAGCTCATCATTGGGCGTCTGGTAGCGGGACAGACCAAGCAGCGCAGGCAACCGGCTGGCCGACATCATTGTCATTGGGGTTAGTTTTCCTGACATGTTTCCTCCGTAAGTTTGTAGACGCGCACCACGCGAGCATGAGCGGCCTTGTGGGTGGCTTCGGTATACCCGATTGCCGTGAATTTTTTTGACCTGAAAACGGCGCCGAGCACTGATGGATGCACGCCATCTGGCAGGTTGATGGCACGGCGAACCTCGTTGATGGACACCTGACCGTGCTGCCTGGCGATGTCTGCGGCGATGGTGCGGCAGTGCTCAAGGAAGTCGGCGTCGCGCATTTCAAACAGCGCGAGCTGGGCGTCGCGCAGCATCTGGCCGGTCATCATATGACACCCCCGGCAAAGAGGATGATAACCATGATGATCATGGCGGTGATCGCGCCCAGGAAAAAATCGTCGCTCATGCTGCACCTCGCTGCATCAGGTTGGCGACCTGGCTGGCGCCCCACTTCTGGCCGCCGCGGGCAGTCTGAATGCCGCGGGCGGTCAAAGCGGCTGCAATGGCACGCAGGCTAGTGCAACCGCTGCGCTCGATGTCGGCGATGATGGGCAGGATGCGCTGGGCAAACTGATCTGCGCTGGCCTGGATGCTGGCGATGCCGGCAGCGGAGCCTGCTGCTGGGTTTGGGCTGCCGAGCTTGACGCCGCGTGCCTTGGCTGCCTGCAGCGCTGCCTTGGTACGGCGGCTGATCTCTTCACGCTCATGCTGGGCAACCACTGCGCGGATGCCAAACTCGAGGGTGCCGGCATGCGGCATGTCTGCGGCCACGATTTGCACGCCGGAGTCACGCAGGGTCAGCAGGAAGGCAGCCTGGCGGGATAGGCGGTCGATCTTGGCGATCAGGAGAGCTGCGCCGGTGGCTTTGCACATAGCGATGGCGGCCTGCAGCTGCGGGCGGTCATCATTCTTGCCTGATTCGATCTCGGTGAAACTGTGGATGATGCCGTCGGCGTACTGTTTGACGGCTGTTTGCTGAGCTTCGAGGCCAAGACCTGATTGACCCTGGCGCTCGGTGGAAACGCGGTAGTAGGCTACATACTTGCTCATGTTTACGCTCCTGTATCTCGGTGGCGATGCGGTCGGAAGTGACCGTAAACAGATCCTCGCATATATCACCGCGATATGTCAACAACCCAAACCAATAATTCTGTGTGGTATTTTTACCACTACCGGCGCAGGGAAATTGCGTGCTATCTTCTGGATATATTCACAAGGAGGTGTCTGATGGAGCAGGAATACAAGCAAATGCTTGTGCGCTTTCGCGCTGAAACCAAGGATCTGCTGGATGCTGCGGCTAGGGATCAGCGCAGATCACGCACCAGCATCATTGAGGAGCTGGTCATTGAGTCACTGAGGTCGAAGTACAGCTCGACAGAGAACAGGCTCAACAAACTCTTGGGTGCTGGATGAGTTGGCTTGTTTTAAGAATAGATCCAGCCATGACTTATGAGTGGCTCAAGCGGCTGCACTATGCGCGTCGAGTGCCACAAATCAATTATGCCTTTGGGCTTTACATCGACGGTGACCTTAAAGGGGTCGTGACGTATGGCACGCCATCCTCGTCTCCTCTGAGAACGGGGGTTGCTGGTGTTACAAATTCCCATTTGGTAATTGAATTAAATCGACTTTGTTTTGATGAGCCCGTTAAAAATGGCGGGAGTTATTTGGTATCCAATAGTTTGCGGTTGCTACCAAGCCCCGCAATTGTCGTTAGTTATGCCGACACCTCGCAAGGGCATGTCGGCTATGTTTATCAGGCTTGCAATTTTCTTTATACCGGCCTGTCAGCAAAACGCACTGATTGGAAGGTGCGAGGCATGGAGCATTTGCACGGTCAGACTGTTGCCGACATCAGTAAGTCTGCAGCTGGGCAGAGTCGAGGCAGTCGGGCTCAGTTTATGCGCGAGAAGTTTGGCGACGATTTTTATCTTGAGGATCGCCCTAGAAAACATCGTTACATTTACATCGTTGGCAACAAGCACCAACGCAAGCAATTGCATGGCAGCTTGCGTTACGAAGTTGTGCCTTATCCAAAAGGCGATTCGCAGCGCTACAGCATTTTGCATAAACCAGCCAAGCAGGCACTTTTGGAGTTGACATGAACGGTCGAGGTAAGCGGGACAAGGGCTCTGCGGGTGAGCGGGAGGTGGCCAAGATCCTGACCGACAACTTGGGTTTTGTGGTCAAGCGCAACCTGGGACAGGCCAGGGATGGCGCTGACGACATCACGATTGAGAAGTTTAGGATCGAGGTTAAGCGCAAGGAAGCTCTGGCCATCGACAAGTGGAGCGCCCAGGTGGAAGCCTGCGCCAAGGCCGGCGAGGTGCCGGTGGTAGTCTACAGACGCAGCGGCCAGCCCTGGCGGGTTTGCCTGCTGCTAGATGATTTTATTCCGATGATGCGTGATCAACTGGGAGGTGTTAGCAATGCAGAAACTGAAACTAGCGCTGCCGCAACAGCAGGCGAGCAAGACAAAAGACCGCAAGCAGAAGGACCCAACAGCCAGTGTCTGGAACAATGACTGGAAGTACATTCCGGCCAGCGACACGGATCTAGCCAAGCGCTTTCGCCGGGTGCGGCGCGAGCAGCAGCTCGAGCAGGCGAAGATGCGGCGGGTGAAATGATTCGGCGTATCCGCAGGTTTGCACTTTGCTACCGGCTCTGGCGCAGCTCTGGTCTGACCATCATGGCGGCCATCAGAGCAACCAGGCGATACCACAGGCGATTCCTTGGCCTGTGAGCACTGCCCTATCTGTGACCGAGAGCACTGGAAGCCGCGCACGGTGGAGCTCAACGGCCAGCTGGTTTGTACCCACGGCGAGGCATGGCGGCATGAGTGCGAGGTTAGATGGGCTCTGAAGCTGCCAGACAAGGCCAGGAAGCCCCGTATCAGCAAGCTGGACTACCTGAACGGGATTGAGAAAGAGCGCGGCTCAGAGGCCCGTTTCAAGCTGCGTCAAGACATGTTGAGGAGATACAAAAATGGAAAAGATAGGTGAATGGTTCGCGGTGGCTTTCTATGTCGTGGTCGGCCTGATTGGCATCTTCATGATGTACCAGGTTATGCGGATGCCGATGCCGCATCCCAGGGACAACAGGCTGTGCGCGGTGGCCGAGATCAGCCCTGACATTACGCCAGCAGAGCGCGAGCGCTGCCGGCAAGCACGCGGTCACAAACTATAACTACAAGGAGAAAACAAATGGAAGTTCCAAATAAGAAACACTTGTTGCTGGATACGATCATCAAGCAATACAAGTTAAAGACCGACGCGGAGCTCGCTCGGTTCCTGGAGTTGAAGGCCAGCCAGATCTCAAAGATCCGGCACGGGCATCTGGCCTGTGGCGCCGAGACAATCCTGCGGGTGCATGACATTACCGGCTGGGAGATCAAGGCTATCAAGGGGTTGTTGCCATGACCATCACACTAACCCGCGAGGAAGCGCAGCAGGTGCTTGATGTTATTGAAAGAAACATTGTCGGTGTGCCTCGTTATAGAGCAACCGAACTGCTCCGCGCCCGACTCGCGCAGCCTGAACCGGAGCCGGTGGCTGACAAGTACCTGATGGAAGTTGAATGCACAAAGTGCGGTGCAAAGCAGGATGGCGTTTTAACCGTCACCGCGCCACAACAACGCAACTGGCAGGGGCTGACGGATGAGGAAATGTTTAACTGTTTAGCACAAACTGACGGCGAAGCAAAACGATTGCCGTTAGGTTTTAAATGGTTTGCTGAAGCCATCGAAGCCAAGCTAAAGGAGAAGAATGCGTGAGCGAGCCACAACTGAGCCCGAAGGCTAGAGCTGCGGTGCAGGAAGCCTACAACGCCCTGGTTAAGTGGCAGACCATCTGCTTACAGAAGAACCGGTCGGCCAAGGAGTTGACGATTCCGACCAATGCTATTTTCACGTTGATCAAGCTCATGGAAGTTGAGGGGCTCGAGCAGTGATTCCACAGCCTGGCAATGTGATTGAGTTCAAGCTACCGAAGAAGCCTAGGGTCAAGGAGAAGGAGCCGCTGCCAGACCAGCGTAAGGTGGCTGTATTGCCCATCAGAGCGCTCACAGACCAGCGGGTATCGGACAAGATGTTCAGGGTTTTGGCACTGGTCTGCAGCTATGCCAACAGAGCTGGGATCACTTGGGTTAGCCAGGCAAGGCTGGCCAAAGATGCTGGAGTTACCCGGCAAGCGGTTGGCCGCCAGCTGGTAAAGCTGAGAGCTCTAGGCTACATCGAGACAGTCAGCAAGGCATGGAAGGGCGTCAAGCCGGACACCGTGAGAGTTGTATTTGATCCCAACATTGATGCTGAAACGGCAATAGCAGTGACCAGCAGAATCGAAGACACAAGGCCACCAGAGATGAAACAAAAGCAACAGGAGGAGATCGACAACACCATCGATCCAGAAGGACTAAGACGCATCCACGACATGATCAGAGGCGTCGTCAAACCGATGAATCAACCACCAAAGGAATACACCATGCCCAAGTCAGGAGACACCGTAACTGTTGCCAAGATGAAAGCAGAACTAGCCGCACATAAGGCAAAGAAGGCTCGCACATATGCAACACAAGAGGTTGCCAATGAGAGCCCACAATCTGCTCAAAAAAGAGGCACTCATAGGCAACATGATAGGCAACACAATGAGGTTGCACTAAACACCGAAATAACACTAAGTAAGGAATATATAAAGGTTTTAGATAAATATAAGATTAAAGGTTTAAATAAAGAGGAAATACTTAGGTTAACTTCTGTGCAACACTTAACGCATGAACAACTAGATGCTGATATTGCAATGTTGTTGAACTTGTATCACGCTGAAGGGTTGCCAATTCCACAACCTGGCATGCTGATTGACTCCATCATGCAGCTACACAAGGATGCTGGAGCAACAGGCGATGCCATTTAAATGCGATTTAAGGTACCGCCAAGGCGTTATCGATGGCAGGGTAATAGGCAGACATGGGTCAAGGCAGATCGTGGCTTGTAGCGCCTCTATTCGCATCTGTCCAAATCGCAATCGAACGTATGGGTTTTGGACACCGGGGTCGCTGGAGGTGTCCGCAAAAGGCAGGGGGGGTTATCGACGTGTCCACATTTGATCGCAAGCTGGCGCAACTGCCCAGGGAAACGATTGCGTTGTCACTATGGCATGTATGTTGTCAGAAAGGCACCCCTTTCCCCCCGCCCCCAGCCGTAGCGTGGCGGGCACTCCCCACAATTTTTCCCCCCTATTTTGTCTCAGGGGTTTTTGTTACTTTTTTACAAGGGGTATATGATGGCGTATGAAATGAGGCCTGGTAGTGGATCGCTGTTCAAGAATGACAAGAAGACAACGGACAAGCATCCGAGCATGAAGGGTAAGGTAATGTTGCCTGATGGCACCACAAGGTGGATGAGTGCGTGGACCAAGAAGACTGTTGCGGGTGAGACTTGGATCTCATTGCAGATTGGTGACTTGGTGGATGGTGGCGCACACAGCCAGGCCAAGAGCAATGGCTACCAGCCCCAGCCGCAGCCTGCCAACCCTGACGACGATATTCCGTTCTGATGGCCGGCCCTAAGCAATCGCGGGTGATCCCGCCGGTGACAAGCTGGGGTGGTACTCGCTCGATTCAGCGCCGGCTGGAGCGCTCAAATACCTTGATCCAGAATCGGGAGGCGGTCAGCTATGCTTTGTTGTGCATGGCCAACACCAAGATTACGGACATCATGACCTGGGACGAGGATGGCCAGGTCAAGGTCAAGGCGGCCCATCAGATCCCTGAGCATGCTCTGCAATCGATTAAGAAGATCAGTGTCAGGACTGACAAGGATGGCAACAGCTATCTTGATATTGAGCTCTATGACAAGGTTGGCGTGCTGCGGTTGCTGGCCAAGGCTTCCGGCCTGCTGGATAACCCTGACGAGAACGACAAACCGTCTGTGATTGATGTCAACGTGGTAGCGCCATCAACGGGGGAGTAATGAAAAGAATCTTTCTCCTGCTGTGTTTAGTCGCCGGGTTTGCCAATGCGTCTGAGCTGGTCTGGTCAGATGCGGCTGGTGTTGAGTATGTGCTAACCCAAAAAAGAAGCCCGTTTTATTGCATTGGTTCGCATGAGATGTACACCATTGACCAGCATGGCAATAGTCGATCCGGCTGCTGGATAAGGCGACTTGACTTTGTATATGTATATTTTAACGACACCAAAGAGATTGAAGATCCACTTGTGTTCAATTTAGATAAGTTTGAGCGCCGGGTCATCAGCGCAGGTCAGCCGCCACAATCGCCAAGCAAAACGATTAGTTTGCCAAAATGACTTTATGGAGGAAACGTGTCAAAAACAAAAGAGCAGTCAAGCAAGACGGTATCGAGCGAGGGTCTGAGGTTCGACTTCTCGCAGAGCCCGGTGATTTACGATTTCTTCAAGAGCAACGCCTTTGTGCAGGGGATCATGGGGCCGGTGGGCTCGGGCAAGAGCTACGGTTGTGCGGCCAAGATCTTCACCAAGGCCATCCAGCAGAAGCCATCCCCCATCGACAACATCCGATACACCCGCTGGGCGGTGGTCAGAAACAGCTACCCAATGCTGAAGACGACGACGATTAAGACCTGGCTGGATCTCTTCCCTGAATCTACCTTCGGGCCGATGCTCTATACCCCGCCAATTACCCACCATATCCGACTGCCTGCCCGCGGTGAAGCCGCAGGCATCGACATGGAAGTTATCTTTCTGGCGCTGGATCAGCCCAAGGATGTGCGAAAGCTGCTCTCGCTGGAGTTAACAGGTGCCTGGGTCAATGAAGCCCGTGAGCTGCCCAAGGCGGTGATCGACGGCCTAACCCACCGGGTTGGCCGGTATCCCACCAAGCGCGACGGTGGCGCTACCTGGCACGGCATCTGGATGGATACCAACCCGATGGACGACGATCACTGGTGGCACAAGATGGCCGAGAAGGAAAAGATGACCGGGCAGTACGCCTGGAAGTTTTGGAAGCAGCCAGGCGGTATCCTGGAGGTCGATCCCGCTGATCTGCCGGACAACCCCGAGGCCAACGATCACATATTCTCTGCCGGTAAGTGGTGGTGCGTGAATCCTAAAGCTGAGAACGTCAACAACCTGCCGGGTGGCTACTACCAGCAGATGCTCTTGGGCAAGAACTTGGATTGGATCAAGTGCTATGCCGGCGGCCAATACACCTATGTTCAGGAAGGTAGACCCGTCTGGCCTGAGTACAACGATTCACTGATGTCGGGTGACACCGATGTATCGCCTGATGTCCCAATCCAGCTGGGGCTGGACTTCGGATTGACGCCGGCGGCCACTATCGGCCAGCGCCTGCCCAACGGTCGCTGGGTCATTCATCATGAGATCGTCACCTTCGACATGGGCCTCGAGCGCTTTGGCATGCAGCTGCTGGCTGAACTCAACGCCAGGTTCCCCAACCATCAGGTCATGATTTGGGGTGACCCTGCCGGCATGCAGCGCGATGGCATCTACGAGGTCACCGCATTTGACTATCTGAGAACGCTCGGCCTGCGAGCACAGCCAACCGCCAGCAATGATTTCAAGGTACGCCGGGAAGCGGCCGCAGCGCCCATGCAGAGGCTGATCGACGGCAAGCCTGGGTTGATCATCAACCGCAACTGCAAGCTGCTCAGAAAAGCTCTAGCAGGCGGCTATCACTTCAAGCGCGTGGCAGTCGGCGCAGGGCAGGAGCGGTTCAGAGATGCGCCTAATAAGAACGAGCACTCACACATTGGTGACTCATTCGGCTACCTAATGCTCGGTGGCGGCGAATATAACCGCATGACCAGAAGCCACCAGCTCGGCGGCAGAGCGCCCGGCATGAGCCTGGCAAAGATGGACTTTGATATTTTTGCGTGAATTATATCTGTGTTATATGTTTGCTATTGCAGGCTGTTGGAAATCAAATAGAATTAAAGTATGAGCGCTAATTTTGATTTTGGCATTGTTCACCACTTTTCTGATGGTGTATATGCTAGACAAATGGAATTGCTAAAAGATCAATTCGCGATAACGCACGCGCATGAATATGATCATTTGAGCATTCTTGCAAGCGGTCGTGTAACAGTAGAGATTGACGGAATCGACGAGGAGTTTATTGCTCCTGCCTGCATCAATATAGTTGCTGGCAAACATCACAAAATTATTGCACTTGAAGATTCAGTTTGGTTTTGTGTCCATGCAACAGATGAGACAGATCCAAACAAATTGGATCAAGTTTTGATAGGGGGGTAGTATGCCGTGGATTGCATTTGCTGTTTTGGCTGGCAGCGCTTATCAAGCCAACGAGGCAAGGCGAGCTCGAGAGAATGCTGAACGTCAGCAGGCGCAGGCTTTGCAACAGCAGGCGGCCGACGCTGCTGCAATGCGTAATGAGCTATCTCGGCAGACCGCTGAGTATGCCAAGCAAGGCGCATCACTCGAGCAGCAGGCGCAGACAGCGCGTCAGCAGTTTGAATCCCAGCGATTGCAATACCAAGAAAATCGCCTGGCGATGGAGCAAAAGGCCAAGGAAGTGCAGGCAGCAGCCGACGAAGAGCGCCGCAAGGCCGCCGCATCTGAGGCATCTGCACTGCGGGCCAGAACCCGTGGCGGCCGCCGTGCGTTGCTGTCTCAAGAGCGTCTGACGCCTGAACTTGGTATCGCCGCAGCTGAACTCTCACCCGGCATGAGGATGCAATAATGGCCAAGGCACCGCGCTTTCGCAGAATGACGGACATCGACCGTCTGGCGCAACAATATAGCCGCAGCATCAATGAGCTGACCGGCCAATACGAGACATCATTTAGCGAATATCAAAAGCAAGTTGCCCAGCAGCTGGCGCCGTTTGAGGAGGCATCGACCAGATATAAAACGGAAATTCTTCCGGCCTATGAGCAACAAGCACAAAATTATAGAAAAAGATTAGCAGATTATCAAAAGTCACTTGGGGAAATTGGCAAAAATCCTTTTGAGGAACAAAAAATACTCGGCTCATTTAAACCTTATGGGAAAACTTATGAGTGGGGCTATGTTATTAATAACCAATGGTATAGCGCAAAAAATCTTCCAGAGGGATATGTTGAAGAGAGCCCAACAGGAGATTTTGCTTTAAAAAAGAAAAGCATTCCAAAATTTACCGAAAAAGCCCCGGTTGCCCCAACCGCACCAACAGCGCCAGAGGTTGCCGCATTTGATGCGTCGCAATTTGAGCAGCGCCGTGGCCAGCTGCAGGAAGAGTATGGCCGCGAAGTCGGAGAGCGCCGCGCCGGTAGGCTGGCCGCTGTCTCTCGCCGCAGTCGCAGACCAATGCTACAGGGAGCTTAATCATGCCAGGTCATTACGGAACAAAAGACAAGATGAAGGACAAGGTGTCCAAGGTTATGCGCGAGTACAAGGCCGGCAAGCTGAAGTCATCTAGCGGCGACAAGGTCAAGTCACGCGACCAGGCGGTTGCCATTGCTTTATCTGAAGCCGGTATGAGCAAGGAAAAGAAAAAATGAAAGAGGTATGGGATAAGCCGCGCCCCAAAGACCTGGGCAAGCCAAAGGAACTATCGTCAGCTGAGAAGCGCATGGCGATGCGTAGAGCCAAGGCCGCAGGCAGACCCTATCCTAATTTGATCGACAACATGGCAGCAGCACGGGGGAACAAATGAAAGTAGAAGTGTCCATCGAGAAAGAGTACGAAGAAGAGGGAGATACGGTTGAGCTGTCCAAGCTCCCGCCAGCACTTCGCAAGAAGATTGAAAAGTACATGGCAGCCAAAAAGCCAGGCAAGCCAATGCGCGGCCTGAAGGAAATGATGGACGAGGCCGAGCTTGAGGAAGAGGAAGACTAATGTTGCGCGACCCAGAGGGTGGGCTGACCGAGGCTGGCCGGCGCAAGTTTGAGCGGTCTGGCGAGAGCAAGAACCTCCAGCCTGGCGTCAAAGACAGCAACCCTGTGGGTGAGCGAGCGCGACGCAAGGGATCTTTCCTGACTCGGTTTTATACCAATCCGAGCGGCCCGCTGGTTGACGATGATGGCGATCCTACCCGGCTGGCCTTGGCCGCCAACGCATGGGGTGAGCCTGTGCCACGCACTGCGGGCGCCGCAGCCAGGTTGGCCGCCAAGGGTCGCAACCTGCTGGAAAAGTACAAGTTAAACAAGGACGACTGACATGGAATACCAGAAACCCGTCGGAGGCATGAGGCTCAAGCCGGATGAGATCATGAAGCGGCAGGAACTCGCCCAGCGCAAGAAGGACGAATTTCAGCAGCTCTATCAAGATGCCTACGAGTTTGCCCTGCCACAGCGCCAGCTCTATGGCGTATGGGAGGGTTCGGCAACCGGCAGCAAAAAGATGCAGCGGGTTTTTGACTCTACCGCCATCAACTCCACTCAGCGGTTTGCCAACCGGCTGCAGTCTGTTGTTTTCCCACCACAGCGCAAATGGGCAAGGCTGGAACCTGGTCCGTCAATTCCGGCTGACCGCAAGCAGCAGCTGCAGGCAGTGCTGGATGTCTACGGCGAGCAGATGTTTGCTGTGCTCAAACAATCAAACTTTGACATTGCGATTGGTGAATTCCTGCTGGATCTGGCGGTCGGCACGGCCTGCATGATGGTGCAGCCGGGTGACGACGTATCGCCGATTAACTTTATCCCTGTGCCGATGTTCCTTGTTTCCTACGAGGAAGGCGCGAATGGTCAGGTCGATAATGTCTACCGTCGCATGCGAATGAAGGGCGAGAGCATTCAGCGCCAGTGGCCAGACGCCAAGATACCTGATCAGTTAAAGCGCCAGATTGAGCAGAAGCCCACAGACGACATTGAGCTGCTGGAAGCCACAATCTTTGACCAGAAGCGCGGCGATTATTGCTATCACGTTATCTGGAAGCAAGGCAAAGATGAGCTGGTCTATCGCCGTCGCAGCACTTCGCCCTGGGTAATCTCACGTTACATGAAGGTTGCCGGCGAGATCTATGGTCGCGGCCCGCTGATGACTGCCTTGCCAGACATTAAGACGCTGAACAAGGTTAAGGAACTGCTGCTAAAGAATGCTAGCCTGGCTGTTGCCGGCGTCTATACGGCTGCAGACGATGGCGTTTTGAATCCCAACACCGTCAAGCTGGTGCCGGGTGCAATTATCCCTGTGGCTCGCAATGGCGGTCCACAAGGACCAGCCCTGCTGCCGCTGCCCCGCTCCGGTGACTTTAACGTCAGCCAGCTGGTGATCAACGATCTGGCCGCCAACATCAAGCGCATTCTGCTGGACGAGTCGCTGCCGCCGGACAATATGTCTGCTCGTTCGGCCACCGAGATTGTTGAGCGCATGAAGGAACTTGCTCAAAATTTAGGCAGCGCCTTTGGCCGTCTGATCAACGAAACCATGATCCCGCTGGTGGCCAAGATCCTTGAGGTGATGGACGAGCGCGGGCTGATCGACATGCCGCTGCGGGTCAATGGGCTCGAGGCCAAAGTGGTTCCGGTGGCTCCGCTGGCGATGGCTCAGAATATGGAAGAGGTCAACGCAATCATCCAGTACACCCAGCTAATGCAGGCATTTGGCACAGATGGGGCGCTGTCGATTAAAACGGATATGGTTGTCGATTACATTGGCGACAAGCTGGGCGTGCCTGCTGCGGTTCGCAATACGGCAGCCGAGCGTGCGGTGCTGATGGAGACAATGCAGCAGCAACAGCAAGAGGCGGCACTAGCGCAGGCTATGGCTATGCAAGCGCAGGCCGGCGGCCCGCCGGGATTGCCAGCACCTGAAGGGATGGTCTAATGGATTACGGGATGAGGCCGGACAAGACGGCAAAAGGCAAAGGATACTTTGGCGAGATCAAGCGACCAGACGGCAATGTTATGACTGAGATTACCGTGGGTGTCGGGCTTGATGGGAAACAGGTAGACATACCGCTGATCGTGCCGACGCTCAACAAAAGCGAGTTGAATTACCTGATGCGAAACAATCCAAAATCAAACACGTTCATGGAAAAGATGCCACCATCTATCATGGACAAAGCTGTTGATCATGCCGTGATGCGTATGAAAGAAGGAAAATCTCCCTACGCCGGCCCCGATGAAATTATGCAAATTCCAACCAAATGAGCTGGGACGAGCTTGATGCAATCCTCTCCGACGTTCGCCCGGTAGAGCAGCAGCGGGAGGATCTCTCGCGGCTGTGCCTGCGGGTGTTTGGCTCAGAGGATGGCCAGAAGCTGCTGCAGTGGCTGCGGCAAATGTATGTGGATGTCCCCGTCGCCGTGCCGGGTACGGATCCCTCACACGCTTTCTTTGCCGAAGGGCAACGAACTGTCGTGCGGGATATTGAAGCACGGATACAACAAGCGAGGAATTTATGATTGAAACGGCAACTGCCGAGCCCGGCAACTCCGGCCTACTCGACAGCGTCACAGTCGAAGACTCAAATCAACCAGATCAAAACAGCCAGGCTGTTCAGATCGACCACAAGCAAAGGGACGCATCAGCACCAGAGCCAGAAGATCCACTCGAGCGGCCAGACTACTGGCCAGAGAACTTCTGGAACAAAGACACCAACGAGCCGGATCTTGAGGGTATCGCCAAATCCTGGCGGGATCTTCGCGGCAAGATCAGCAAGGGCGCTCACAATGCCCCGGCAAATGGTCAGTACGATCTGTCGTCGTTTGGCGAACAGGCCAACGACAATCCGATTGCCACTACCCTATCCGGCTGGGCGAAGGACAACGGCCTGTCGCAAGCGCAGTTTGACGATCTGGCAACCAAGCTGCAAACGCAGGCTCAGGAAATTATGTCCGGCGAAATGATTGACCCGGCTGCCGAGCTCAAGCAACTTGGGCCAAATGCCAACGCGGTAGTCAACGGCATGGTCGATTGGGCTCGCGGTTTGGTAAACAAGGGCGTCTGGTCAAAAGATGACTTCGAGGAATTTAAGATTATGGGCGGCACGGCCCGTGGCTTGACTGCCTTGATGAAGATCCGCGAAGCATACGAAGGGCGGGTGCCAATTGAGTCAGCGCCAGTTGAGGGAGCTCCATCCAAAGACGAGCTTTACGCAATGGTGGGTGATCCCAAGTACCACACAGACCCTGCCTACCGGCAGAAGGTCGAGAGAATGTTTAGGACATATGTCCCTGACTAATCTCAAGACCCGGCCATGCGCCGGGTTTTTTTCTTGCCTTTTTTGGAAAAGTCAATACAATCTCGGCAAGGCCCACCGGGTAACCGACCCTGACTTGTGGCGAGATGCCACCGATTGGCTGCCGTAAGCGGCAAGCACAGGCCCGCATCAGCGGCTCACCGACGCGCAAAACCACTGACTAATCAACCGAATGAGGTAATCAAATGGCCGTTTCTCTCTCGAACGCCTTTGTCACGCTCTTCGATGCTGAAGTCAAACAGGCTTACCAGGGCAAGGCAATGCTGGTTGGTGCTGTGCGTCAGCGTCGTGGTGTCGAAGGTTCTACTGTACGTTTCCCCCGTGTCGGTCGCGGCGTGGCTTCTGCCCGCGTAACTCAGACTGATGTAACCCCGATGAATGTCGGATTCTCCAATGTGACTTGCACGCTGTCCGATTGGAATGCCGCTGAGTACAGCGACATCTTCTCGCAGCAGAAAGTCAACTTTGACGAGCGCTCAGAGCTTGTGCAAGTCGTTGGCGCTGCAATCGGCCGCCGCCAGGATCAGCTGATCCTCGACGCGCTGAACGCTGCAACCAGCACTGGCACCGTGGCAAACTCAATTGGTGGCTCAAACACCAACATGAATATCGCCAAGCTGCGCGAGGCTGCAAAGATCCTGAATGCCAAGAACGTGCCTTCCGATGGCCGTCATATCATCATTCACGCCAACTCGTTGGCCTCGATGCTTGAGCAGACTTCTGTCACCAGCTCGGACTTCAACACCGTTAAGGCGCTGGTTCAGGGTGAAATCTCCACATACATGGGCTTTACTTTCCATGTTTTGGGTGACCGCACTGAAGGCGGCCTGCCAATCGATGGCTCCTCGGATCGCACTCTGTACGCATTCCACAAGGACGCTATCGGCTACGCAGAGGGTATCGCTCCTCGCACCGAGATCAATTACGTCCCCGAGAAGACCAGCTGGCTGGTTAACGCTTTGTTCTCGGCTGGCTCGATTGCTATCGATTCCGAGGGTATCGTCAAAATCACCGCCCGCGACACTGCGGCTGCGGCTTAATAGGAGGCTCTCATGGCTTACGATGCAGCAGGCTTTACGGCCTACAGTGCTTCCAAGCGAGGCAACGCTCCGTCGATGTACGGCTACAAAACAGCCGATGCTATCGCGGATGTCAACACCAGCGGTTATTTTAACTCGCTGGCCAACACGCTTGAAGTTGGCGATGTTATCCACTGTGTGACTTCGACCGGCACGACCGCCGTTGTCACTCTGGTGTATGTCGTTTCCAATGCTTCTGGCGTTGTGGATGTAACTGACGGCACCACGCTGTCAGCTACTGACGGCGACTAAGTAGTCACCATGTAGTGTCAAGGGCTGGTCTTTTCGGAGATCAGCCCTTTCTCACATTAAGAGGTTGCAAATGGCAGCAGGCGATACTGGAGTTTCAATTTGCTCTGACGCGCTGATTATGTTGGGCGCGAAGGCAATCACGTCTTTCAACGATGGGACAGACGAAAGCTCAGTCTGCGACCGCCTGTATCCAGACATTCGGGATTCGACCCTGATGATGTATCCGTGGTCATTCTCAATGAAGAAGATTGCTCTGGCTCGCTTGGTGACGACGCCTACTAGCTTTTGGAAATACGAATACTTGCTGCCGGGCGACCGCCTCGGCAACCCACACTCAGTGCGTGACAGCGCCGCCATTGGCAACTTTATCAGCGCCGAATGGGAGATTCAGGGCGACAAACTGCTGACCAATCTGGAGGCGGTTTACATTGACTATCAGTACCAGACGCCTGAGTTTGCAATGCCGCAATACTTTGTGCAGCTGCTGAAATACATGGTTGCCTGGCACATTGCAGAGCCTATTACCGAGCAGGGCGAGAAGACTTCCCGCTGGCGGCAGGTCGCCGTTGGGGAGCCCAGCGAAAATGGTCGTGGTGGGTTTTTCCGGCAGGCCGCAGTTATTGATGGAAAGAATCAGCCGGTTCGCGTGATCGAGGATTACACACTTGTTGCTGTGAGGAACTGATGCGCTTTGTTGACTTCCAGACCAACTTCAGCACCGGCGAGCTCGACCCGCTGTTGCGTGCGCGGGTTGATCTGCAGCAGTATGCCAATGCGCTGGCCAAGGCAACCAATGTCCTGATCCAGCCGCAGGGTGGTCTGCGCCGTCGCCCAGGCACAAAGCATATTCTTGAGCTGCCAAACACCAGCACGGCATCTGCCGGCAATGGCGTGCGTTTGATTCCGTTTCAGTTTTCCGTGGATGACAGCTACATGCTGTGCTTTACGCACAATCGCATGTACATCATCAAGAACGGTGTAGTGCAGGCCAACATCAATGGCAGCGGAAACAACTATCTGACAACGACAATCGGCTCCAGCATTGTCGATGATATGTGCTGGACACAGTCGGCTGACACTCTGATTGTCGTGCATCCTGACCTGCAGCCAGTGCAGATCCAGCGCACCAGCGATACAGTCTGGACGGCTACCGCCATCACATTTGACGCGATTCCGAAATACGCATTTAACATTGACTTTCATACTAATAACGGATCGACGCTGACTCCGTCTGCCGTTTCCGGCAACATCACGCTAACGGCCTCTACAACGCACCATGACAGCGGCGCAGCTCAAGCTGGCACCAGCACCACCATCACACTTAAATCGACAGCCAGCGCTACGGATGACGTCTACAACGGTATGTATGTGACGATTACAAGCGGCACAGGTTCTGGCCAGATCCGTTTGATTGAGGATTATGTTGGCAGCACCAAGGTAGCAACAGTTGCAACGGCGTGGACTACTGCGCCAGACTCAACCAGCAATTACCAAGTAACCACCTGGACAACCGAATCGGTCAATCAGTATGTCAATGCCAGCCCACAGGGTCGCGCTAGGATTGTGAGATATATATCGGCCACGGTGGTTGAGGCTGTAACTGAGTATCCTTTCTTTAACACGACAGCAATCGACGCTGGCCGCTGGGAGCTTGAGCACAACTACGAGGATGTCTGGTCTGCAAGTAGAGGCTGGCCGAGGTCGGTAAGTTTTCACGAAGGCCGGCTCTACTTTGGCGGCAGCAAGTCGCGGCCATCAACTATTTGGGGCAGCAAGATTGGATTGTTTTTTGAGTTTGTCCCGAATGAATCATTGGATGACGATGCGGTGGAAGCCACGCTGGACACCAACGAGCTCAACGTCATTACCGACATTATCAGCTCGCGTGACTTTCAGGTGTTTACAACTGGCGGTGAATTTGTCGTGCCGCAGCAGGGAACCGAGCCGATCACGCCGCTGACATTTACTTTCAAGAACGTCAGCCGCAACGGCATCAAGCCTGGCACCCGCGTGCAATCCGTGGAGTCTGGCTCTGTGTTTATCCAGCGCCAGGGCAAGTCGCTCAATGAGTTTGTGTTTACTGATGTTCAGCAAACCTATGTGACACAGCGTATCTCATTGCTGTCTGGCCACCTGCTAAAAGGCCCGCAGAGGATCGCATTGCGCCGTGCGGCGAGCACCGAGGAAGCCGACCTGCTGTTGATGACCAACACGGATGACGGCAGCATGGCGGTATTCTCAATGATGAGAAGCCAGCAGATAACGTCGCCATCCGAGTACACCACCGACGGCCAGTTCGTTGACGTCGGCGTGGATGTCACGCAAATTTACTGTGTAACCAAGCGTGTATTTAATAGTGTAACCAGATACTTTATTGAGCGCTTCCAGGATGATCTGTATACCGACTGCGCGTTTGTTGGCAGTGCTGCTGCCAGCGCATCTGGTTTGCCACATATAGGCAAATCGTTGAACGTCATTACTGATGGCGTGCCGCAATCTAATGAGACTGTCAGCGGTGGTGGATCGGTGACATTTGACCGGGCATCGATCACCAACTATGAGGTTGGCCTGCCTATTACTGTCTACGTCAAAACCATGCCTGTTGAGATTAAGTTGCAGACCGGCAGCCGGGTGTCGTTTAAGAAACGGATTGTTGAGATCGCGGCGGTGCTGGAAGAAACGCAGAACCTTGTAATCAACAATCAGCCGGTAGCATTTAGGTTGCTGGATAATCCTTTGCTGGACGATCCAGAGCCGATCTTTACTGGCATCAAGCGGGTCAATGGCGTGCTGGGATACAGCCGGGAGCAGGCCATTGAGGTATCGCAAAACCTGCCGCTCAAGATGAATTTGCTCGGCCTCGATTACCGCGTGGCTGTTCATTCGGGGACATAAAAAATGGCTGATGACATTACGTCAAGTTACTACCAAACAGCTGCTGCATCTGCAGCTGCGGCAGCTCCGTCGAATGCTGCAGCTGCAGCCAGCGGTTTGAGTGGCGGCATGATTGTTGCCGGAGCTGGGCTGATTGCATCTTACGGTGCGGCACAGGCACAGCAGGCCGCTGCTATCCAGCAGCAAACCGGATATCTTCTGCAGGCACGCGACAATCTTGCGGTTGCTGAGGTTCGCGCAGAAATGTCGCAGCAATATGCTGCGGTTCAATCTGGCAGGATTTTAAAAAAAGCAGAGATTGAAGCGCGGAATTATCAGATTGCTGGCAACCAGTTATTGAAAAATTTGCGGTCTGTAAATGCCACAGCTAGAGCCAGAGCGGCCGCCAGTGGCGTCGCATTTGGCGAGGGAAGCACCGCAGCGGTTCAACTTGAGAATGTTCGGAATACAATGTTTGATGTTGGGATTACTGATCTGAATGCTTTAACTGCCAGGGTGCTTGGTTTTGAGGACGCGGCTGCAATGCTGCAGTCAACCGAATATCAAAACTTCTTGAATGTATTTGCGGCACAGCGCCAAGCTGGGCAATATACTCAGGCAGGCGCGGCGGCTCGACAGCAAGGTGGATTACTTGCTTCGGCGACATTGACTCGCGGTGCAATTGATTTTGCACAAACTGCATACAGAGGCTAAACAATGGCGACAAGGATTGAATCTCGAGGAATTCAAATATCGGCACCGGGTGGCGCCCCAATGGAGCGCGTTGTCCCGCAGCAAGTTGATTACATGGTTGCCGCCAGAGAAGAGGCACGCGGCCCAGCCTTAATGGCTGACATCCTTGACCGCATGTCGCAAAGCGTATTTGGCATGGCACGCGAAATGGCACAACAAGAGGCATTTCAATTTGCGGCCAGCAACCCAATTACCGATAGGCAGTTGCAGCTGGCCAAAGAAGGTATGCCATCGGCAATCCCTGGGGTTGGCAAACTTTCAAGTCAAGTCACTGTATTTGGCAAGGCGCTGCAGAAAGCACGCACCCTTGAGCTGTCCGGTCATTTTGAAGTTGAAGGCCGAAATGAACTCACAAGATTATTAGTTGACATACAAAACGGCAAGGCTAAATCACAAGACGTTGCCGCCAAAATCACAACTTTGACAGATGGATATGCCAAATCATTGGCGCAGATTGATGGCGAAGCTGCTATTAAGTTTCGCGCAACAATGGCCACGCATGGCAATACAGTTTTAAATGCTGCATACGAAGCAGAGCAAAAACGGCAGAAGGCACAAAGATCGGCGAAGTTTGATCTTGATTTTGACAACAGTATGCAATTGCTTGAGGCGACTGTATCTCAAGGATTTTGGGTTGATGAAAAAGGTCAACAAAGATCTATTGATGATCTCGCCGGGATTATTCAATCTAATATTGCAAATCAATCATTGTTGATTGGCGATGCTCAAATTCAAAAAGAATACAGCGAAAAATTCCGCGTTGGTTTGCGTACAGCAAAAATAAATGCTGTGACCAAGCATTTAACAACCGATGAGTTTATGGCTAACCCATTGGCAACTTTGCAAAAAATAAAGCGCGGCGATGTTGGAAAAATGAGCGCTGTTCTGCAGGAAATGAATATAAATGATTTTGATGCTGTTGCGAAAGTTACGGCTAATTACATGCTTGCAGTTACTGAGCGAGAAACCATAGCATCTCGCGCACGGGAGGCCGCAAAGTTAACAGCGCAAGGTGAAGCAATTGATTTGCTTGAGCAAATATTTCCACTTAAGCCAAACAATCCAAAGCGCAAAGAGCTAATTACAAAGCTACTTGCTTTGCCTCCTGGTTCAACTCCAATTGGAACTTTGGACAGTTTACTTTCTCCAGAAAAACCGACAGGCACTGGCGAAGGAAACTCTCTTACAAATTACAACACGCTTGGTTTAATTTATTCTGGCGTAATTAAAACAAAAGAGGATTTAGATAAGATTCCCGGTTTGTCAATTAAGGATCGGACTGCTCTTTTAAAGCTGTTATATAAAGATGACAAAACAAACGATTCAAAATTAGATAGTGCTGTAAACAAACTTGCTGAACTTCCGGAAACTAGCAATGGTGGTTTTGTGCTTGATCCAAAAAGCGAGGCATTTAAAAAACGTCAAAAATTAAAACTGCGTGCAGCGGAAATAGAAAATGATGCAGCTCAAAAAGGTAAGCCAATCACGACGCCAGAGATTATTCAACAACTGGAAAAAGAAGAGTTAGACAAAAAAAATAAAAGCGATGCGAAGCAGGCAAGGGACGCCCTTGATTATTTTGTAACAGACAAATCTGGCCGTGCAAAGCCAGACCGCGATTGGATTACTGGCCCTATTAACCGGCAGACATTGCCAGCTCTGCGACAAAAGGCTGGCACCGATCCGAAAAAGCTGCGCCAGATCCAAGAGATTGAGCGCCTGCTAAAAGCATCCGAGGGAACGTAACATGGCATACAGCCCAATTGAGCAGCGATATATCGACATGATGGTGGAAGGCTACTTCCCCACTATACAACCAGAGCCGGAGCCGATGGCAGAGGGGCCGTCGCTAGAAGGTATGCAGCTGGCCGCTGGTCCAAGCCAGACGCGCACCGACGCGCCTCAGGGATACGGGCAGAGGCAGGGCGCGGTAACACTTCCGATCCAGCAGCAGCAGCGTGAGCTGTATTCAACGGGTGAGGCAACAGCGGTTGACCCCACAACGAGGGAGCGCCTTGCCGGGTTTTTGACAGACAGCCTAGTAAACCTTGGCGCAGACAGATATAAAACCAGGGAGAGGGTGGATTCGTTTATTGGCGGCACAAGCAGTCGCCTGCCTTTAAATTTGGGTCTGGCTGACTTTGTCCCGTTTCTCGGTACTTTCCTGCAAACCGAAGAAGCCGCCGCTTTGCTGGGCAAATCAAAAGAGGCGGCAGAGCGCGGAGACATAAAAACCGCAGCGATTGAAGGCGTCGGCGGTGCGCTGGGTTTGGTGCCTGGCGCAATCGGCACGGTTAAGTACGGCAAGAAAGCTGTACAAGAATTGGGCCCAACCGTCGGCAAGATGGCCGAGGATTATCTTCGCAAAACCGGCGGTTTGATGGATGTCGGCCCAGGAAAGTTTGATCCAAAAACCGAATTGCCAAAAGCGATTGAAACTGTTGCTGCTAATCCAGATTCAAAGATTTATTTGCCGCAAGCTCAACGCGCACCATCTGTTGCGCTTCGCTTGGCTGGGGTTGATCTTCAGGGAACTGGCGACAAAGGAACAATTACCGTTAATGATGTTGGCGTAATCTTAGAAAAATCACAACTTGCATTAAATAAGAACAAACCGCTAGATCCAACAAAACCCAAAGACTTGGCAAAGATGGTTGATTCAGCTACCGCTGAAGCTGAGTATCAAATGTCTCAGCCAATCAGTGGCGCCACTTGGTATGAGGATGACGTTCACCAGGCATTTATGCTGGGCTCAAAGATTGTTCCAGAACTTGCAACTGATGAGCCGCTTCGCGTAATGACAACAGCGTTTGCCGCTTCCACCAGCTACAACAAACGAGCTGGCGAAAACTGGCCTGTTGCCTTACGCATTACCGAGCACTTAATGAAGACCGGGCAGATGGCGTCACGCAATCCAGATAATGGAAAGCTATGGGGCGGGACAACCGGGCCAATCATGGAGCAGCAATTAAAGCTGCATGATTACATGATTAAAAGAATGGGCATGGATAAGTATGCCGAATGGCTGCTGACTCCGCATACGGTAAAAGAAATTGCTGACATGAAAGCTGCTTCTGGTCTTTACAAAACCCCCGGCATCCCAGGCAAAGCCACCGACATGAAAATGGGTGCTTTTATTATGGGCGAAAAAGGT